GACACAACAGAGCCTGAATCAAACACAGGACGAATCACAAGATCACTCTAACAATCTAGACGAGACTTTAAAAGAGTTTCGTCACATCTCAAAATCAGTAGATAAATCAATCGAAGAGATCAAGCTTGCTAAGCTTGGTAATAGGATTGTCTTCCCTACTGGATGGGATAGGTTGAATAAGAATCTTCTTGGTGGTTTGCAGCCTGGGAAAATGTATGTAATTGCTGGGAGACCAGGTGTGGGGAAGTCAGCTTTCTCAAACCAATTGGTCTTCGATCTTCTAGACAAGAACAAGGACAAGAAAATGATTCTCCTTTACTGGAGTTTCGAGATGCCAGACTATCAACAGATTATGAGGGCAGCAGCTAACGATGTTAAGCTGCAGTTCTCAGAGCTGTATAGTATCGAGTCCCCAATCTCTGACGAGAAGGTCAACGACTATGAGAAGGCAGTAGATAAGTATCGTAAGTACCCGATATTCTTCTGCTCTATTCCTCAGAACATGGTTAAGATTAAAGAGGTGAACAACAGGGTGAATTTAAAGTTCCCAAACCACACAATAATCAACCTCTTCGACCACTCTAGACTTATTCTAGGGACTGAGGATACAGAACTACAGAAGCTTAATCAGATATCTAAAACTTGTATGTGGCTGCAGGCTAGACTTGGGGTTATCAATATCCTCCTTTCTCAGCTAAACAGAAACATCGAGCAGGAGTATCGTGCTAAGCAACAGTATCAACCACAGCTAACTGACCTGTTCGGGGGTGACTCGATAGGCCAGGATGCTCACGTGGTTATGATGCTACAACGTCCTTATGATTTATACGGGATAACAGATGCCTACTGTGGTGAGAACCCAGTTGGCTTACTAGCCTGTCACGTAGAAAAGAATAGGGATGGTCAGCTGGGCATGATTCCTTACGAATCAGATCTGTCTACCTTCTCGATTAAAGAGAGACCAAAAAAGTAAATTATTATTAACCTATGGAATTAGTATTGCCAACAGAGAAAGTACCAGTTGGAAGGAAAAGCCCACGACATATGATTATGTACGGGCCCCCAAAGATTGGTAAGACTACTGCAATTGCTAAGCTTGATGGGTGTTTGATCATAGACCTGGAACAAGGATCTGACATGGTTGAAGCACTCAAGATTAAGGTAGCAAATCTTGCAGAGTTAGCACAGGTAGGGAAGGCCATTATGCAGGCCAAGAAACCCTACAAGTATATAGCTATTGACACACTCACTCAGCTTGAGGTATGGTGTGAGTCAGAAGCTAAAGAATTGTACAGACAAACCCCGATGGGTAAGAACTTCGATGCCGATAACAAAGGCCTCTCGGTTCTATCTCTCCCTCAGGGTGCAGGTTATCTGTACTTGAGAATGGCTATTAAGAAGTGGATGGACAGACTGGAGATGCTCTCTGATCATATCATCTATATCGGCCACCTCAAGGATAAGATGCTTGAGAAGAAAGGTAAGGAGGTGTCTGCTAAAGATCTCGACTTGACTGGTAAGATTAGAAACATTGCTTGCTCTAACTCGGATGCCATAGGCTACGTTTATAGAGATGGAAACAAGACAATGATTTCATTCGATTCTAGTGAAGAGATTACTGCAGGCTCTCGTTGTGAGCATTTAAAGGGTCAGGTCATGGAACTTGACTGGAGTAAAATTTACATTGACTAATTAAAATCCTAATCAAATGGCTATTGAAGCTACAGTTGCACAAGAAGTTGCAACACAACCAACCACAGTAATTACTGTATCATCAGTCCTTGGGGACTTGAATAACGGCTTAGACAGAGCTGGTATTGCAAAGAAGTATAACCTGTCAGCTGCAGAAGTTGCAGAGGTTTTCAAACATCCTAAGCTTAAGGGACTACGTGCTCGTCGTAAGATTACACGTATCTCTATTGTTGACGATACAGCTGAGAACCCTGTAACTATTCCTACAATTCCTCAAACTGGAATTAGATTAACAGATAGTGAGGTGGTTACTAATCCTAACCAACTCGACCTGCTCGACATGATTGTTGATGCACAGGCAGAATTGTGAAGGGATAGAGATATAGTTTATAAAATGTATTACCGTTAAAAATTAATTAAAAATGGCTATTCAATCGAATAATTCAGAAGAAGTAGTAGCAGGTGGTGGGATAACCCTATATACGGGTATTGCCCCTGTTTCAGTAGTTGCAATTAATCCTAGCTTGGATCAGTTGTCAGACCTTGGTATTAACCTCCGTAGTGAACCTGAGTACAAGGTTACTCTTAACGAAGAGGATTACAATAAGCTGGTATTCTGGCTTAAGTCTGACGTACCTGGTTTGTCTTTTACGACACGATTCGAGATCCTGATGCAGGATAAGATTCGTACATCTAAGGATGGATCTAAGTTTATGTGGGCTAATAACATTGGTCAGACAACCTGGAGTGCAGAAGTTCCTGGTTATGACTGGTGGAAGAATGCTGATAAAACTAGAAAAGCTTATGTTGGTGAAGATACTTTGATTAACTTTACCAAAGCTTGGGCTAACGTAGCTAATGGTGGAGAGGTATCATTCGATACTATCGATGCTATTGCTAAAGGCCAAGTGGCAGAACTACAGGAGTATGTAAAGGTTCTTAAGGACAACAAACTCCGTGTTCTGGTAGGTGTTAAAGATGGTAAGTATCAGGCTGTTTACAACCGTCACTTCGGAAGACTTAAGCCAATGAGAGATGACTTGTTCATCAAGGCTTTGAATGAGGACTATGGTTCCTTCAATGCTGAGTATAACAAGGACCTTAAGCTTCAAGTCTACTCCCCAACTATGGTTGTAGCTGATACTCCGGTAACCACACCAGTTGCTGCAGCAGACGACTGGGATGTATAGACTTGTGTTTAAGTGTGTGTATATGTTGTTTATTGATTAATGGAGATGGGGGCAAACGAGCCCCCATTTTCTATTTTTGTAACTTATGATTCAAGTACGTAAAAGTGATGCTTATTTAGATAAGGACTCTGTCCTATGCAGGGTATCAGAGTACGATATCTTTAAGTTCTATTGTCACAGTTTTTCAAAACTTGGTGACAAGTTCTTTAGTGAGCTCAGACAAGATAGATCCCCCACATGCTCGATAATCCCTTACAATGGCAAGCTATTGTATAAGGACTTCGGGAATGGGGAGAGTCATGATTGTTTTAGTTACGTTGCACGTAAGTACAACCTTACATTCATTGAGGTACTCAAGGTAATAGATGCTGACTTTGGTCTTGGACTGCATATCGGGACTACAACCAAAGCTGAGATGGCTATTACCTATGGGAATCAAGTTATTGAGGAGAGAAAGCCAGTTGTTATCTCAAAGAGAGCTAGAAGATGGACTAACGAGGACGTTAAATTCTGGGGAAAGTTTGGGATAAACTTGGAGTTATTGACTAAATTTGCTGTAGAGCCGATTGATTACTTTTGGATTAACGAGGTTCGGTATAGCTGCCACACTCTGGCTTATGCATATAATATCAACGGGAGATATAAGATCTACAGACCGTTGGAAACAGAGGGTAAGTGGTTCAGTAATACAACTAAAACTGATATCCAGGGCTATGGCCAATTGAAAGACAGTGGAGACATTGTCTTTCTTGCTTCATCACTAAAGGATGTTATGACCTTAAATGCCCTTGGCTTTGAGGGGATAGCAATGCAGAGTGAGATGCAGATGCCACCAGAGAAGTTAATCAATCACCTCAAACAAAGGTTTGATTTGGTTGTTGTGCTGTACGATAATGACTTTCATTCTGATACCAATCCAGGCCAGACTATGGCTAATAAGATTTGCAATACGTATCAGCTAATCAATGTCATCATCCCTGCACACTACAAATCAAAGGATATATCAGATCTTGTAAAAGATCATGGTATAGATTGTGCAAAAAGAATAATAACCATACAACTCCCCGTAAATGGCTGACTCTAAATACTATACGGATCCTGATACCAGAGAGAAGGTAGATGAGATACTAAAAAACTGTGCAATGTTGTTCAGTAACCTTGGAACTTATACTACTTTTGATGTAAGAGATATCAGAATTGCAAAACAACTAGAACGAAAATGGCTAGACGAAATACAAGAACTCGATCCAATACTGTACGAAAGGCTGGTCCCAAAAAAGGGAGTAGAGGAAAAATAAAAGCTACTCAAAAAGTAGTAGATGGCATACAGTTTAAGTCAATGTTGGAGGTGTTCACGTATCGTAAGCTATTAGAGTATGGGCTGAGATTCGAGTACGAACAAAAGAAGTTCGTCATTATGCAGGGATTTGACTACCCTGAATGTTCTTGGGAGGATAAGCCAAGTACAGGCTATGAGGATAAGGGGAATGGTAAAGTCAGAGACATTACATATACCCCAGACTTCGTTGGGTACGATGCTAAAGGGAAGATTAAGTGGGTGATTGAGTGTAAGGGATTTGCCAACGATAGATTTCCAAATACATGGAAGCTATTCAAGCAGACTCTGATACGAGAAGGAACCCCGGTCCCATTGTACCTCCCCAAGAATCAAGGTCAAGTATTACAAAGTATCGATAAGATACTAGCTTTATAATCAACAATTTAACTAACGAAAGGTCTAGAGAAATCTAGGCCTTTTTTATTATCCAATCTAATGAGTATTAAAACTATCGAAGAAAATTACATTGGGATGGATAAGGGGTTGGCTAAGAGGATTAACAAAGGAGCTGAGAAGCTAGTCTTTGATATCCTGCAGTCAACTCAGTATTCAACCCCCATCCCTTCAACCGTCAGAGAGCTGGTAACGAATGCCTGCGATGCTCAACGAGAGAAGGAGATGGCTATTGAAATTCTTACTGGGGTTAAACAGACATCAGATTACTACATCACCAGAGATGGGGAGCAGTATTCTGATTCTAACTTTGATCCTAGCTACTATGATCTTGCCAACTTAAACATTATTAATAACCATATCGAAGTTGTGTATCAGCACAATGAAGGTATTGGGTATTGTGACATCCTGTCTATCAAGGACTATGGTGTAGGTATCGGGGCTAAGAGATTAGAAGGTATTCTTGAACTAGGCTATTCTACTAAACGTAACACAAGTCAGAACTTCGGTGCTTTCGGCTTGGGTGCTAAGGTAGCTCTGTCAACTGGTGTAGACTTCTACACTATCGAGACAGTGTACAATGGCAAGAGGTTCAAAGCAAACTGCTTTAACTACAAGACTGATTTCATCATCCCCAAATTCAATCTTGTAACAGGGCAGATAAACCCAAGCATAACTTTGTCAGACGGATCTACTGTATATTATGAGGATACAATTGATCAGAACTGGACTAAGGTAAGCTTTGGGGTTAAGTCTCATAACTCATCTAGGTTTAGAGAGGCTATCGAAGAGCAGCTCAATTACCTGGATAACGTAAGATTCTATGAGCAAGTTGGGGATGGTCTACTCTTAGAAAGAGAATTCAAGAGTAAGATTATCTACAACTCTAAGAACCTGATTGTTTCTACTAATAACTATTTGAGAAAGCCTCACATTGTTATTGTGAAAGAAGCAGGAGCGGCAACCGGTATTAACTATGGCTATGTGGATTTCAGGGAGCTAGAGATGCAGGACCTGTATGGTGCTGTAGGTTTGAAGTGCCCAGTTAAGCAGTCGTACATAGATGATAACGGAGAGGAAGTAATCTTGCAAGACGGTGTGGAAGTAACCCCATCACGAGAGAAGGTTATCTGGAGTGATGCAACAAAAGTTTTTATTCAAAAGCTTATTGATGCAGCAGCTGACGAGGTAACTGAACTAGTGGAGAAAGAGTTGTTAGAGACAGACTTTCTTAAGTGGTTGGATACTTGCAGACAGGTTATAGGGGGAAGAGCAACTAACAAACATTCAGATGACCCAAGTGAAAGAACCCTTGCAATCTTATCTAACATCATTGATACTAAAGCAATCAAGCCTAAGTATCATCCTAATCCGTCTATTAAATTTACTAGCATTTCGTCAACTCTTAATGGCTTTTCAGTAAAGATTCATAATCAGAAGAAGAACAATAAGATGTCTGATTTGAAGATGAAGACTGAGTTCGAGTATACTTCAGATAAGATAGACCATTGGGATCAGATAGGGGATAGGAAGGTATTCTATCGTACTGGTAATGCTAATAAGTATAAAGACTTCTATCTGTATCAGAAGCATGGTCCATTCATAACTATTAAGAAGACTAATCTTAATTATTTGGAGGACAATATCAATAACAGTAGTCTTGTTCCTGCTGCAGTTGCTTCTTATCAGGCTGAGTATGATAAGAAGCTTGGTAATCAGAATCTGATAGAGCCATTGATTAAAGCATCACAGTTATATCTCAATTATGATGAGATTGAACTGCCTGATAATATCAAGGAGTTGTTTGATGGTGCTGAGGAAGCAGCTGCTATTCAAGAGAGTGGAGTAAGTCTAACTCCAGAGGAGAGACGTAAGCTTAACTCTCAGATTGTAGCATACACTCTTCGTCCTGATAACCACAGACATGCTGGCAATCATTACTATGACTATGTATGGGATAAGGTAGAGCCAACTTTACGTACGGTTATTAACAGTACAATCCCTACTTATTATGGTACTGATGAAGATGCAAACAAGCTGAAGTTAGCAGCAGCTGTTCTCAAGAACTTTAATAAGAGCATTGGGAGGTTTATCAGTCATCAAACAGGCTCATACTGGTATGGCATTCCTAGTGGGGATAAAGGTGATACTTGTTATTACTTTGAATGCATGCCTGATAGATGTAATGAAAAGTTCTTTCAGATGGTAGAAGGGGAAGACTATAGTGGTCAGACTCAGCTACTAAAGCTTAGTGAATCTAATACTAAACATGTGAGAAACTTACCTAATTACAGACACATTGATGAGTTCTTTAGGACTATAGATGTTGAAGGTAATTATACTTGTCATCCTGCTGTCAAAGCATTTGCTAATCATGTATGGGCTAAGCAGTTCCCAGTTTGGGAATATTTTGGTTCTTATTCTGACTGCTTTGACTTAAACTTTATAGATGACAGGTATGAGAAGATTTATTATTCTCTTAAAAATATCTATGATAAGTTTGACTCCATTGTATTCTATGGTAATGATGCTGTAGTTAGGGAGTTTCGTGATGAGTTAACTAAACTGTTTGAGTTTGAGACGTTATGTGCAGCTGACATATCTGATGATATAAAAGCTGAGTTATCTGCTAAGTATTTCGTGCTATCTGACATCCCAGGAGTAAAGGTCTTAGACCCTAAGTTCATGGAGCTTGTAAGATTTGCTGATGATTTTGCTAAGGACAGCAAGTTCTTTCTGCCACGTAATAATGGAGGTGGAAAGGAGTATGAGGAGCAGGTAAAAATCTATCTGAAAGCCGTGCAGGCATTGGAAATCCCAATTCCTGAACTAAATTAATTTCGTATCTTTATAGTAAATAATTAAACATGATCAATATCAACGTCATTGACGGAAGGATCTGTGGATCCTATGGGGACACCCCATTCTCAGTGCAGTTCACACCTGAGCTGTATGAGAAATTAAACAAACTTGCTGAACTTGCTAACGATGCTGCTACAATGGAGGAGTATCGTCAGTTCCTTGAAGAATTCGGAATGAGTTCTCAAGAGGACTACACTGAACTGATTCAAGATAAATGTGAGTTTATCTTTGTAAACAGAGCTACTGGAGAGTTCTTCTTAAAGCATGGTGAGACTGTATCAACTGTTCCAATGCCTGAAGCTTTGGTTGAAAGAATCTATGAATCTATTGACAAGGGAATTGATTTCACTCCACTCGTTAAGATGTGGACTAGGTGGCTCAGAAACCCCATCCTCAGAAAGAAGATGAAGGCAGGACACGGTAAGGATTTCTCTGAGAGATTCTTCAACTTCGTTAATCTGGAGTATGTTCACCCAATACTTTACAAGAAGTATGTAGAGGAGATGGGAATGGCTGAGCATGTAGCTTATGAAAAGGCTACCATGTATCAGATGAAGATTACTAAGGAAGGTCTTCTTAATGGTTACAAAGTATCCAAAGAGATCCTTCATAAGTATGACCCTGAGACTGGTGAAGTCCATGACCGTTACAAGAGAACCTTCAACGTAGACACAGGTGAGATTGAATCAGAAGGCTTGCCAGAATTTGTAGAAGATCGTTTGTTCGAGCCTGCAGTTATGGGGAGTGGTGGTGATGCATTCTACTGTGAAGGAGCTAATGGATATGGAACAGCTGGACACTTTATCAAAGTAGGCTGTGTACATCGTTTAGATTCTTGGGATAAGGTGAACACTAATGATCATCTCTCATGTGTACCAGGTTTGCACTTCGGTGGTTTGAAGTACATCTCTGGCTATGGTGGTGAGATTCACAATGTGTTCGTTGACCCAATGCACATCGGTGCAGTTCCAGATGATGAGACAGGTGCTGTAAGATGCTTGCAGTATTTCGTACATTCATCTCTTGCAGGTGTTAATGGTTCTATCTATCACTCTTCTACTTATGCAGCTATGACGGATGCTGAGTGGGATAAGATGAGAGAGGAGGCAGTTAATGCTTT